TAGCGGCTTTGACGTTCACCGGAAAACTGATCCATGTCAGAACTGCCTGATGACAGCGCCGCAGGATCTATGTCATAACCCATTTCCCTTAATGCCGTGACGGTTTTACGCACTCGATGACAAATGAAATGGGCTTCCTGCACATTTTTTGTCAGTCGTGCGACCAGCAATTCATCGGGTGGTACGCCTTCTATTCGTACCTGACCATCGCGATTGACACGAGTGATTGCCACATCATGCACTTCAATAAACTGATTTTCAGCGATTTCTGTTTCTCGCGGCGTATGTTCAATCACCTCAACGTCATCATCTGAAATCAATGCGTCCAGTTCTATATCCGTTAAATTGGAATATTCCTCACGCTCTTGTTGTTCGTTTTCATCCCACCATACTTTCAAAAATCCATTTTTTTGTAAAATTGCAGTTTTGAAAAAATCATACAATAACGTCCAGCCAGGATTTTGTTTCATCAATACATGATTGACGTACATCGTGGCTTGAGCTGAAACTTCAGCATCTTCTGGACCTACCGGATTAAACGTGCATATTTCATCACCACCCGTAAAAACGCGCATCAATGACGGCATAATCCATTCAATAATGTCTTGAACATCAGTCGATATGAATTGTGACCGTCCTTCGACTTCATTGCCTAAACCATCAGGATTACCCAAATAGTATTCCATTGCCAATTCACGCTGACGAGCCACCTCATCACCATAACCGAGTGAATCATTTATGTGCTGATCTATGATCGTTACTAATTCTTCTTCTGTTATTTTTTGTGCCATTTATGCCAGCAGCCTTTGTTCGGTTTCTGGAAGTAACATTGTTACTGGAATACCTTTATTTAATATTGCTTCACGAAGTTTGGGTGTGATGTCGATGTACCAGAGGTCGTCTTTTACATCGCCAAAATCTCCCAAACCTTCAATAGCATCTTCATAATTGGAAAAAGCCCTCATCCATTGGTGACTATTTTCATCGTAATCTCCGCGCCCTCGAATAATGTCAAATTGCCCATCAACTAAATCGGGTTGGATGTAATATCTTTCTCCGTCAGCACCATAAACTTCATCAAATTGAGTCGCCGAAGGCACCCGCTTCGGCTCAACACCATATTGTTTTAGGAACTTTTTAGCATCGCCTGTAATCAGTTTGTCATACAATCGTTTATGAAATTCACCACCAAATTCAAGATCAAGGCCACTGTAACTTTGAGTGGCGCCCGTTGCGTCATCTAATAATTTTTCCGCCATCTCTTTGCCGACATATTGTTCTAATTCATCGGTAGGTATGCGAGCATAGTTGTGTGCTGCACCGTCACGATGGCGTACTGCAAGCTGGAAAGTACCGTCGGCATTGGGTCTTGCGTCGATGCTATCTATATAGCGCCTTAAATTGTTACGACTTACCTGCACTTGGCCTGTAGTCCAAGTTAGTCGTTCAATGGAAGGATCGTCAATGGCTTCCATTAACCCTCGTTTCCAACCGAGCAAATGCCAATCTTTTTTGAATGGTGCGTCTGGTACTTTATCTGCTAACTTTTTCTCAGCATCTAACCTTGAAACTTGATAACCCTTCTTCCGCCCCTGTTGGTGCCAATCCGATTGGATTTCTTCTATGTGCAATGCTTTTTTACCGCCGACATCACGCTCGTTGGTTCGGATGTGGACAAGGACGTTGGGTTCGTCCCAGTGGCCTCCGGTAAAGTCCGTAACGTCTTTCGGGGGGTATTCTCGCTGATACTCACCAAAATGAGCACGACGATCCGAGTAGCCCTTACTTTGCAACCATTGTGAATATGGTGGCGCGGTGTCTTTGACAGTCGGCAACTGCACCAGTATTTCTTTTGGGTTGGTGCCGCCTGGTAGATTTAGGTCTTCTGAGAACCCGTATTTTGTATCATCACTACGTTGTATATGACGACCACCCTCACGTATTTCATCAACATAGGACTGCTGTTGATAGGGGGTCATCTTGCTCCAATCTTCATCAGTAATTGCGAAAAATTGCTTCGCAACAAGAAGAGTTGGATTTAACGGAACTTCTGTAACACCCTTAATCGTTTCCTGTAATTTTAACGGACTGACTAAATTCAGTGCTTCTTCACTGGTCAGTTTTTTCTGCTGTTCAAGTCGTGGCAGTAATCCTGTAATGCTTGCCTCGGCTGTTGCACCCTTTTCCTTGCTAAGTGCTTTTATGTATTGCTGTCCAGTTCCCTTTTCCTGGGCTTTGGATAGAGCTCTTTTGACAGGCGAATAAAATAAACCAGGTAATGCAGCCATTCCTGCCTTAACAGCGCCCGTTCCAGGCCAAAAATCGGCAGGGGCAAATTGAAAACCCGCTGCTGGATCTTCTGTAGAACGCCCCAAAAATAAACTGAACGGTTCAATGCCCACTTCATCTGCTGCTAATCGGCGTTGATACTCAGCTTCACGGGCTTGCTGAGCTGCAATATTTTGTTCTCTCAGTTGTGCTGCACCCGAATCCCGCTGAACATAATCAATAAACGTATCAAGCAAGTTGTCAGGACGATACAAAAAGCTCATACGATACCCATATTTTGATATTTGATTTCACCTTTCCACACAGGATCTTCTTCGGCAATTGCAAACCTCAAAGACATGACGCAGTACCTGGAAGCTGCCATCAAGTCGTCTCTGATTGGGACAATTTTGGCATCTTTCCTATGATACATCCGAAATTCCTGAAACCAATCAGTCAAAGTGTTGAACACCTTAAATTGACCGTTTTCCATCCTTTGCAGCATTTCCATGATCCCCACCTCCACAGAATTGCCGCCTTTCTTTTCGCCAATGGCGGGTGGGTTTTCAAAGTGAAACGGCAGCATGTTGACCCCTGCATTACGATATTGTTCCGCAAGCCCAGGATTACCCATGCTGTCTCTACGATTACCGTCGTGCGGCCATGCCATCGGAATCCAATGGGGTCGAGTGCGAATGGCACTGGCATGGACTTGTGGCGGCGCTTTCGCTTGGCGGTAACAGTCGTAGATGTAAACGCAATCCTCTTCTCGATCCCAGGCCGCCCATACAACTGCGGTGGGATGATCGAAGCCAAAATCAATACCTGCGATTTTAGGCCAGTGATCTTCCAGCGCAATAGGCTCTATCAGCACCTTTTCCTCATCCACCGGAAATACCAGACCGGAGCCGATGGAAGGTCTACCGTAGCGACGCATCTCTCTTTCGTGCGGAGCGTAGCTGGATAAAATCTGTTCCATGACCGCTTCATTCAAATGTCCTGGGGTGCGATGAATGAGCGTTGCAACCTTCTCGGAGGCATCATCCCACGAGGCATTAGTCAGGCTTTGTCCTGGCTTTAACTGGTTCAAAAAGGCGGCGACAGTCTCAGTCATGCCATTCTCAGGCGTAAAAGTCATGTAAACCATACCTTTACGATCCAGCGTTCTAGTGACCGCCTGAGAATAGATGGTTCTTGAGGGCTCTTCATCGAGCCAGATCACATCCACGCTGCGACCCATCCATTTTTCCACGCCCATCTCATAGGCTTTGAACTGAAGGGTGGAATTACCGCCTGGATGTTTAATTAAAACGGTGGATTTGGCGTTAGGCACCCCAGGCTTACGTTCCGCCTTCACAATTAAGTGCTTGGGAATCGTACCGGAACCCCAACTGTCAGGATCGTCTGGATTACCCAATAATTCAGCTTGTGCGATATCACGAACTGTTTCGTTGGAAGTACCGCCTGCCCAAGCCGTAATTGGCTGCTGATAACGCCGCCCTTTCCACCAATCGGGATAGCGACCCGTTAAATGAAAGGTGAGCTCTGTCGCACCCGCTTTCGACTTACCGACCCGATTACCTGCCATTAACAGCCGTTGTCGGCAATGAACCCCTGTTTCAAAAAACGCTGCTTGAAACGGATATGGGTCAAACTGATCGATCGCGTTGAATCTTTCCCGTTTCTTTAATTCCCGTAAAATCTCAACCTGGCGTTCAATGTTTCGTACCGATTTCAACGGGCTCCTCTAACAAAGTCGCTAATTCCTGCCGTAACTCGGATGTTGAAATCTGTTCAATATGTTCTACCTTATCCACAGGTTTCAACCCCGCCCTATCCAGAATGTCCTTAACCGCCGCTAATTTGACGGATTCGGATGTGGCGTTTTCTGCCAGATCCTTCAAAACGTGCATGGCTTTAGGCGTGGCATCTACCATCATCTGTTGAGTGGCATCAAGGATATCGGACGCAAATCGCTTTTTAAGCTGGCACCCTTTCACATGGGCGGTTTTTTCGCTATAACCCGCCATCATAGCGGCCTTCGTTGCGTTACCCGTCACAATAAAGTGTTCGATAAACTTTTCCTGCATCTCAGTTTTCATACATTTCCTCATAATGACGGTTTATTGGATGTGAATTTTATGGATGTAAATTTTCCCCTCCGCTGTATGGATACAACATTCTTGACCTAATCAAAAAAAAAGGGGGGTCGGGGGGCTTGGCGGCGGCTGGTTAAACTAATTTTTGCGCTGGTATGGGGTAATATGTGCATTATCCCCTAGAAAAACGGCGTAAACATTGACGTTTCGACTCCCTGCGCAGCAGCCAAACTAAAACCAGTTTAAGTTCTGAACTGGTTTGGTTGTTGTGTGGATGCGTGATAAAAATATTGTTTTGATACATCAACACTTCTTACATCCATACTTCTTACAAACTTCTTACATCCATAGGCTTTACATCCAACTACATCCATACTAGTTATATACCTATATGGTGGAGTTTTAATCGACCGCGGTTGTTTAACGAGCCGCGATCGCTCATATCCACGTATTTACATCCATAACAGCAGCTATATAGCTATTACTTGCTTAATCGCGCTTGAATAAATTTATAGCTGGTTCGGCCGTGCATTTTGTCGAGTCGTCGGCGTTCTTGTTCTACAGGATCTTGAGCTCCGTACCATTCATCTAAAGAGATGGATGCACTGTGGTAGCCGCTGTTGGATGGGTCTGCGAGCTCGTGCAGCTCCGTTATCTCTCCGGTAATTTTATCTATGTATCTAGGCATCAAAAAAGGCCGCGATTTAAGCGGCCTCAGAACAAAGTTATTCTTATCTTAATAAATACTATACCAAGCCGTGTCAAAAAAAGCTAGTAATTTCAATGACTTAGAGACATTGTGCTAGGTACGTGAAAAACATAGCCGTTTTAAGCTGCATTTATTGGCGTTTTTATGCGGTTTTTAATATATTTTTGCTTCTATATATGATATCGGATATTATGATATCTGATATTAAACGAGGACGAGAAAGGAGATCAATCATGCGTGATTACAGAGTGGTGGCAAGAATGACGACGTACCTTGATGTCGTAATAAAAGCTAAAAATATGGACGAAGCGTGGCAATTAGCAAAAGAAGCTGATGGCGGCGATTTTGACGAAATTCCCAATGCTGACG